CGCCTGCTAATAATGAATAAATCGCAGTGAATATACCACCCATCCAAGGTATTCTTGCACCAAGTTGTTGAAACGCACCTTTCAATAAGAGGGTATTCTTCTTACCCAAGAATTTGAGCAGAGTTCGGTTTCCTGTCTTACTAATATTCTTATATTTTAATACGTTACCTGATGGTTGATTTGAATTTATTAAAGCAGGACCTTTAGATACATACTTGTTTGTTTTTGGATCCCACTTGAAACCTTCAGGTGCGACCTTATTCATCATATTAATTTTTCTTTGGTATTCTAATTTGAAATTAGAACCAGCTTTAGTGTCATACTTGACAGTCTTAATTCTTCTATTATTAAATGTCTTTGGTTTATTATTCTTACTGATAGTTTTACCACTGCCAGGACCACCAGAACCAGGAGTAGTATTGACCATGTTTGGATCTGGTCTATAAAAGTCCATTCCAAGAAGTCTTAAGATAGCATCAATGTATCCAAATGGATTCAATAAAGCACCTAATGTAGTGATACCTATTAAAAGGTTACCAAGTCCTCTTAATCTTTCTCCAAATGTACTATCTTTTGCTGTTAATGATGAAAAACCTTCTAAAAACTTATCTTTTACTAACCACTTTGAAAAATCATATAACTTTTTAAAAACAAAAGCAGTTCTCTCTAAAAATGTTCTTACCTGTTTTTGATTTTCTGGATTAGAGACAAATGCAAGCAGTTCTCTAGTAACCGCTAAAGCAAATATCTTACCTAAGAATGCTAGTAGAGCTGTAAACACTCCTCTAAATGGTTTAAAAATATTTTCAAATACTTTTTTTATCCCAGAGTCTTTTGAAAGAGTTCCTAATGCTTTCTTTCCTGATGCTTCATATTTACCCTTCTTACCTCTGAGAATTTGACGATTCTCTAATTCTTCCTCTGCTCTTAAATCTGCTTCTCTTTTCTCTCTTCTACGAAGTGCTTGCTCGTATAACTTATCGTTCTTTACTGTTAATTGTGAAATTCTATGTAAGTCTTTAACGGTATTGGCGATACCAGTTAAAGAATATCCAATATTATTAAGTGCTGTAAGATTCTTTGTGGCTGCAGAAGTTAAGGGTGACTTATCTTTGCCACTCGCCACAGGACTCACAAATTTATAGGCACTTATTCTAGCCATTTGATTTTGCTTCTTGGTCTCTCATACGTTTTTGCTCTTCATCTAAGAACTGTACTAATAATTGTACATATATTTCCTTTTCCCATGGCATCAAGTTTTCAATATACTCGATTTGCCACTTGTGATGATGTATTAGAGCAAAATTTGTATCATAATAATTCTTCAAATTGGCATGAAGAAGTGCTATCCGAAAAAAGCCGCTAGACCTTCAAGTTTGATATCACTCACTTTTTTGGTATTAGGGTTTTCTACCTTAACAGTGTGCTCTAGTTTAGGCATAGTTTCAAAGAAGTCTTGGACTTTCTTGAATTGATTAGAAGTCATACCTTCTAAAAATGCCATAACATCTTCTTTGGGTAAGTCTTTACATTCATACACCTGTTCAGCGTCTGCAACAGTTTCCATGCAACTTGCTGCCATTTCAAAAATCTGGTCAACACCAACTTGTTCACCAGCAAAGTTCATTTTAACGAATGTATCTAGACTAGGATATCCCATAGTAACGGAAACTCCGTCATCCAATTTCACAATTTTAGTGTGACCTTTAGTTTTCTTAACTTTGATCTCATCTAAAGGGATGCTAACCTTTACTTCAGTCTCTTCATCATCAGGGCAAACTACACCTACCTCTACAGATTCACCTACAGACTTTGTTCTAATCTGTAAGAATACAAATTCAATATCAAACGTAGGAAGTGCATCCACATCCTTAATATCAGTACATGCCATAATAATGTCTTTGATAGCACTCACCATGCTATCTTGATCACCTGTTTCAGTAGCAATAAGAAGAATTTTTTCTTCTTTTACAAGAAATGGTCTAAAGTTCACAGTTCTACCATCAGAAGGTAGTTTCATCTTAAACTTGGGCGTGTTTAATTTAGGTAATGCCATAGAATTTCAATTCAGTAATTTTATTTATGAGGTTACTTGAAGTTATCTGTCCAAGACTCATCTCCTCTCGGTTGTTTAGGATATGAGTAAGTACTCTTAACAGAAACAGCGTCAGGATTAATATCTGGATTAGGTAAGAAACCTCTCCAGTCAAATTGACCTTGAGGATAGAATCTATACCTTTCAAAGTTAAATCCTACAGTCAGAGTCATCAATCTTGAATCCATACCATTTAACTGAACGGATCCAATATTCATAGGGAAGAGGTTTCTAAGTTCCCAACAAGCAGTAACTTCATTTTGTCTCACTTGTAATGGATTATATCCAGACTCTCGAACTCCTCTGCCATAAACATAGTCAAGAGCAGCCATATCACCGCTACCTCTTTCCAGTTTATATATCTTACATACAGGACAAACATAATCCTCGTAAAAATCCATATATTGATCTGCATCGTTACTTATTAATTGAACCCATCTTTCAAAAATTGCCCTAGATTTCTGTGATCTGGGAATTTGAAATGTTATATTAATTTGACTAAATGCTACTCCAGTTGCGTATTTAATAGCAGAACCTTGAGTAACAACAGCAGCAGTCGTAACTTGTTTACTAGGAAGATTGACAGATTGTGCCATGTAATCTAGTAAAAATGAGTTATTTCTATCCTCTAATCGAAAATTACCACCACCTCCAATACGAAAACCACCGAAAGGTATAAAAGTTTTAAAGATAGGAGGAGATGTAAATTTAACAGAATATAAACTGGTTAATGAAGGACCATTCTCCTTTTTTTGTAAAAAACCAGCTTGAAATTCTTGCAGCGAGTTAGTACTCGCATTATTCCTGTCAGGGACTGCTTTAAGGATTGAACTGAATATTCTACCTAATGACATTAGATTTTAAGCTCCTTTTCTGTAATAATTTTAAATTCCCAATTTTGGTCTTTACAAAACTCAGTAGCAGCTTTCCACTTAGCTTTATTAACACTCCAAGTCACAACTTCATTAACATACTTTTTAGTAACTCTTTTTTGAGTTTTGGGTTCCATTGTTTGTCTTAATGGTTTTACCTCAACAAGATACTTTCTGTTTTGAATCTTTACATAAAAATCTGGGAAGTATCGATGCCTTTTACCATCTACAGGTGATATGTAAGGAATAATTATCTCCTCACTACCCCATTCTTGAATAGAAGGGGTCATATCACACCATTTCATGAACTTATATTCCCAAGAACTCCTATAAATAATGTTATTGTGGTCACCTTTGTATTTTTTGGGATTGGAAGCACGATATTTTCCTTGATACCGCATAAATATATTATATTGTTATTTCTATTTAGGACGAAACCTTGGCGATCTTACGATATCCATTAAAGAACCCAGTTGAACATGGTCATGGTATTGATGACCATCCAACTCCTGCGACAGATTACATTATGATTCGTCGCCAAAGAGTAGCGTACAAAGATAGTGGTCATGAAACTTTTTATTCTAGAAAAACACCTGGTAACAGACAAAAAGTAGTAAAACATCCTGATACTGCTTATATCGCTATACCTGCACAGGTTCAAACATCATATGGACCTGCATATAAGAGATCAGATATTGGTGTAGGTGGTGTTGCAGCTATGAATATATTAGGATCGGGTAAAGATTTTAAAGATCTAACAAAAAGTTTACAAGATGCTGCAGGTGCTGCTTTACCAGAATTCTCAACAAATGCTATGTTGAGTTTGGTAAATGGTTTTACAGGTTTCTTAGGATTACAAGGTTCTCTTGATATGAATACTATAGAAGCACTTGGTGCAGGTAGAATCTTCAACCCATATAGTGAGCAAATTTTCCAAGGATTAAGTTTTAGAACTCATAGTTTCGCTTTTAAATTTGTATCTAAGAGTAGAAAAGAATCAGAAGAAGTAAAAGCAATAATTGATTATTTAAAAACAGGAACACTTCCTCAAATTCAATCTGCAAACTTTGATAAGAGATTAGTCAACAATAGTAAATCATTTAAGTTTCCAACTAAGAAAGTAGATGATAAAGAAACACCAGGTCAAAATATCCAAAGAGTTGGTGATTCAGATATATTCAAATCGTCCTTCTTTAAAGAATATAACAAAGGATATGCTAAATCCGATCGTTATCTAACAATTCCAGATCAATATCAACTAAGATTTGTTAGATTCGGCAGAGGAGGAGCGAATCAAAGTACTAGAAGAAGAGATTTACATTTTAAAATCTATCCTTCTGTATGCACAGGTATTTCTGTGAATTACACTCCAGATCAACAGTACAAATCATTTAAAAACCCTAGTAGAAATGGTGTTGATGCACCAGCAATTACATTATCAATGACATTCACCGAAACTAGACTACTCACTGCTAGTGACGCAGCTGCAGGATACTAAACATGGCATCTTATTTTTCTTACCTACCTAACATATATGTCGGAGAAGGAATTGCCGACGATGAACCATACAAGTATAAACTTGTAAAGAATATATTCCGTAGAGTAAAAACAAGAGCTGATCTAAGTCAGTATGTAACTCTTACGGAAGCATATTCTATTCCAGAAAACACTAACATATCGCAATTAGCGATGTCACTGTTTCAAAATCCATATTATGACTGGATTATAGCTTTGATGAACAATATAACTGACATATATGAAGAGTGGCCAAAAGATAATTACTATCTAC